TAGCGGCCGGGCACATCGTGCCTGGCGACGTTGACGAGAGAAGCATCACAGATGTCCGAGCAGACGACCTCAGAGGATACGCGCAGTGCCACTTCTTCGCCGGCCTCGGCGGATGGAGTTACGCCCTGCGGCTCGCAGGCTGGCCCGATGACAGACCTGTTTGGACAGGCTCTTGCCCCTGCCAGCCATTTAGCCAGGCAGGCAAGCAGCGTGGCAGCGACGATGAGCGCCACCTATGGCCTGCGTTCTTCCGCCTCATCCGCGAGTGTCGCCCTGCAGCAGTCTTTGGCGAACAGGTTGCCGGCGCTGCTGGGCTCGCGTGGTGGGACCATGTGGCAGCAGACCTGGAAGGCGATTCATACGCCGCAGCGGCGGCAGTTGTTGGCGCACACAGCGTCGGCGCACCGCACATCCGGCAGCGGCTCTACTGGGTGGCCCACACCCACGAAGGACGAGGCGGGCGGCACACCGGAGCAGTTTCTGGCGCGCAAGTCGGCGCTGAATGGGGCATGCGGGGTGAGCCTGACGGCGCTGAATCTGGTGGTGCAGTACGCGGGATGGCCCACAGCGACGCGCCAGGACGCAGCGAGCAGCGGCTCGCTGAACTACTCGACCGCCAGCGGCCGGCACAGCGGGACGACGCTGACCGACGCAGCCCGCATGGCCTGCCGTCTGGTGGACCGCGTGATGACGGCGTGGCACACCCCGCTGGCCTCGGACTCGGGCGGCTCGGCGGGCTTCGGGTTGAGGGACGACGCGAAGCTGGCCTCCTGGGCAACGCCGGCAACGCCGGCAACGAGGGACTGGAAATCGAACGAAGGTTCCCCGGAGGTGCGCAGCACGGAGTTTCAGGAGGGCCGGCAGTTGAATGCTCGGGAAGCATTGACGCCTGGACAGACATCGAATGGATCGAGTGCAGCGACGGCAAAGCCCGGCCAACTCAACCCGGCCTTTTCCCGCTGGCTCATGGGATACCCAACAGAGTGGGACGACTGACTGCGCGCCTACGGCAACGCGATCGTCCCGCAAGTCGCGGCCGTCTTCGTGATAGCTAACGTTCGAGTTGAGGCGCCAACAACGGCGCCGCAAAAGTAGGAGAAGCGCGATGAACTCACCCGCCGTTGTTGGTCGCCTCGAACGAGGGGTTAGCGCGCTCGTGCCGAAGCTCGCCAAGCGTGGGTATGCGGCCGTTGGGCTGCACATGCCGAAGACGCCCGCCAACGTGGGCAGCGTGCTCCGCGCTGCGCACTGCTACGGCGTGGCGATGGTTGCGCAGACGGGAAGGCGCTATCACTCGGCCAGCACGGACACGATGAAGGCATACAGGTACCTGCCGCTGCTTAACGTGAACGGGGCGATGCTGCTGTGGCAGCAGGAACCCAAGCCGCTGCCCGGCTACGGCGAGCAGAAAGAGAAGGCCTAACGTTCGAGTTGAGGCGCCAACAACGGCGCCGCAAAGGTAGGAGAAGCGCGATGAACTCAACCGTGTGCGGGCTGTCGCGTGTGCTCGAGGGCCTGCGCAAGGCGATGCCGCGCCTGATGTCGCCGAGGCACTGCGCATGAGCACGGCCACCATCGAACTGCAAGACGCGGAGCTGCTGCGAGCCATCGGCAGCGCGCTCGCTCTCCTGGAGCACCCGCGCGAGCTGATGGAGGCCATCGGCGCGCGGCTCGAGAGCAACGTGCAGCAGCGCTTCGACACCAAGCGCGCACCCTCGGGCGCGCCCTGGCCGGCGCTGGCACCTGCCACCGTGAGCTACTGGTACGCGCGCAAGTACCCGCGGGGCATTCCCGGCTCGCTGCTCGAGCGCACGCGCCAGCTGCGGGCCAGCCTGGCCTTCAACACCGGCGACGATTGGCTCGAGATCGGAACCAGCCGCGCCGTGCCGGGCAAGAAGCAGCCGGAGTGGCAGGTGGGCTTTCTGCACGAGTTCGGCACCGCGAAGATGCCGCCGCGCCGCCTGCTGACGGCCGACCCCGAGACCGGTACGCTCGGCGAACAGGATCAGCGCGACGTGCTCGACATCCTTTCGCGCCACATCGGCGAGGCGTTCGAAGGCCTGTAGCACACGAGCTCGGCTTCGTGAGGCGCCGACTCTTGAAATTTTTCACCTACCGCGCCACTCAGCGCGCGGGCACAGTGCGCCGCGTCATGCCGTTGCTCACTGCCGTTCTCGCTGCCTCGATCGCGCTGGGCGCCGCTGCCGAAGAGGTGCAGCTGCTGCCTGCGGGCGAATTCGCTGCGCGTGACGGGCGGCCGGGCGCTGGCAAGAAGTGGCGCGTGATCGATGCGCAAGGCGAGGCGCTGGCGGCTGAGTTCAACCGCGAGGCGGGCGCCACGCCCATCGTGGTGGACTACGACCACCACACGCTCTACGTGCAGCGCACGGGCCAGAAGGCGCTGGCCGCCGGCTGGATGAGTGGTGCCACCTGGCGCAAGGGCCAGGGCCTGTGGGCGCGCGTGAAGTGGACGCCCGCGGCGCGCCAGCACATCGAGAGCGGCGAGTACGCCTACCTCAGCCCCGTGCTGCTGTACGACAGCGACACCGGCGCCGTTGCCAAGGTGGCGATGGCGGCATTGGTGAACTACCCGGGCCTGCTGGGCATGGAGCCCGTGCTGGCGCAGCTGGCAACGCAGTTTCCCCACGTGCAACCGAAGGAGCACCTGCAGATGAATCCGATCCTCGCCGCGCTGCTCAGCTCGCTGGGCCTGAAGGAAACGGCCACCGAGCAAGAGGCGCTGGCTGCGCTGGCGGCGCTGAAGGCGCGCCCGGAGAAGCCGGGGCCGGCCATCCCTGCGGCGCTGGCCACCGAGCTGGGCGTGCCGGCCACGGTCGACGAGGCCACGGCCCTGGCCGCCGTGGTGGCGCTGAAGAAGACCGACGGCGCCGCGCTCACGGCGATGGCCGCGCTGCAGACGCAGCTGGCCGAGCTGAGCGCCAAGGTGGTGGGCGCAGAGCTCAACGCCACGGTGGACCGCGCCATCGCCGACGGCAAGCTCGTGCCCGCGCAGCGCGACTGGGCTCTCGGACTGGGCCGCAAGGACATGGCCAGCCTCAGCGCCTACATCGCCAGCGCGCCGCCCCTGGCCGGCCTGGGCGGGCAGAGCGGCGGCAAGGGCCCGGGCCAGCTCGAGCAGGCCGCGCTGGCCGCCGACGAGGAGCACGTGCGCGTGGCGTGCGGCTTCACGCCGGAGCAGTGGGCCAAGGCCAAGGCCAAGCCCAAGGACAAGCTGGCCGCCTGAAAACGTTCTCGGCGCCCTCCTTTACCAACCCCCCCTGACAAACACGCTCGAGGAGCCCTCTCATGGCCGACGCCACCCGTGACCGCGACACCCAGGAAACCGGCGACAAGCTGCGCGCCTTCGGCATGAGCGCCAACGCGAAGATCCACGCCGGCACGATGGTGGGCATGGTGGCGGCCGGCACCGTGCAGAAGATGGGCCTGCTGGCCGCCACGCTCAAGTGCGTGGGCGTTGCGCTGCGCCCGTTCGACAACACGGGCGGCGCCGCCGGCGCGGTGAGCGCCGAGGTGCGGCGCAGCGGCGTGTTCGGCCCGTTCGCCAACAGCGCCGCGGGCGACGCGATCGCCGTGGCCGACGTGGATGCCGACTGCTACGCGGTCGACGACAGCACCGTGGCCAAGACGAGCGGCAGCAACACCCGTGCCGTGGCAGGCAAGGTGCACAACGTCACCGCCGAAGGCGTGTGGGTGCGCTTCTGATCCGCCCGGCCCGAACACCCCTCTTCCAGGAGAAGCCTCGATGGAACTGAACTCCTCGACCCTCGCGCTGCTGACCCAGGCGGTGAACGCCGCCTTCATGCAGGGCCTGGAGCACAAGACCGCGCCGTGGGAGCTGATCGCGGCGCGCATCCCGTCCACCACGGGCGAGAACGTGTACCCCTACGTCAAGCAGCTCGGCAACATCCGCAAGTGGGTGGGTGACCGGGTGATCCAGAACCTGGCCAAGGGCGAGTTCCGCCTGGCCAACGAGGACTTCGAGGAGACCCACGGCGTCTCGCGCAACGCCGTGATGGACGATCAGTTCGGCGTGTACATGCCCCAGTTCGTGCAGATGGGGCGCAACGTGCGCAACTTCCCCAGCAAGTACAGCTACGCGCTGCTCAAGGCCGGCTTCACGACGCTGGGGCCCGACGGGCAGTTCTTCTTCGACACCGACCACCCCGTGGGCCGGCCCGGCCAGGAGGCGAGCGTCTCCAACCACATGGGCGGCGCCGGCGCGCCGTGGTTCGTGGTGGATGCGAGCCAGGCCGTCAAGCCGCTCATCTACCAGCCGCGCAAGGACTTCGACCTGGTGGCGCTGTTCAACCCCACCGACCCGAACGTATTCTTCAACAAGCAGTTCATCTACGGCGTGGACGGGCGCGCGGCGTTCGGCTTCGGCCCGTTCTGGCAACTCGCGTTCGCCAGCAAGCAGGCCATCGACGAGACCAACATGACCGCGCTGCTCGACGCGATGGCCAGCCAGCTCGACGACAACGGCGAGCCGCTGGGCGTGGGCGGCACGCACTTCATCGGCACGCCGGTGCAGTGCTCGCTGGCCAAGAAGGTGCTGATGGTCGAGAAGCTCGCCGGCGGCGCCGACAACCCGCTGTACCGCCGCCTCGAGATCGTGGAGTGCCCGTGGCTGCTGTGACGGCCGCTGCGCGCTGACCCCCGCCCCGCCTCGCAAGCCACCACCCGCAAGGAGCAAGCACCACATGGCTACCGCCGCCCTCAAGAAGCCCGCGGGCAAGCCCGAGCAGGGC